CTTGTTTTCCTTGTACCACTCAAGGTTGGCATTGTGCTCATTGACGATCTGCATAAGCGGCTTAACAGTTACCTCTGTACCGTCTTCTCGCTCAATGGTGACAGCATCAAGAGCGGTCAGCCAAGCCCTCATCGATTTTGAATCCGCATACATGCGGGTCATGAGCGCTGCAAATCGCGCACTGAACTGCGTCAGATCGCCTTCATAAGTGGTAATAATGCGGCACGGGACATCTGTCTGGGTTTCGCCGGAATACGGCTCTACCAGTGTTAAATGGGTGTCGTCCAGAACGTACTTAATTTCATAGAGCTTGTTGTCTGGGCCGACAACAATCATGCCAGGCAGTACGCCATTCGCGGTGACGTTCCAGAACGTACCGGTGCCGGTTAGGGTATTACTTCCCTGCGTAAACGTGATAGTACCTTCCCTGTACCACATAGTTTCTCCTTATTACACGAGCCAGGCTCGCTTACTCACACAAACTTGTAGGTAGTCCATTACCTACAAAATCAGTCATACAAAGATGCGTTGATGTAGTTGACCACCCCACCAAACGCCGTAAAGCTAAACCCTTCCGATGAGGGCATAATCCCTGTCCCCACGGCTGTAAGATCGAGCTGGTTTCCGGAAGCGCATGGCGCAGCAACGAAAAGCTGCACTTCAAGCCCACCTTTGATGGGCTGCACCCAATACTCGCAGGGCGTCGCTATGGCAGCTGTTGGAAAGCCTGCCTGAAAGGTTCTTACCCCATTGCGGCTCAGCGACGTCTGTAAATTTTGCAACGGCTTAGTTGAAGTGGAATATACCCGCTGCCCGGAAGCATTAAACATATCCAGACCCCAGCCGCCTGACGATGGGGGGATCTGATTGGTAAAAAAGTAAAATGTCCCTGATACGGCTTTGGAGGAGTTGATTTTGAGCCACCATGTTCCTCCGGACTGGTAAGGGATGACAAAAAACAACGTCTGCGTGCTGCATCTGGCATAGCAAAGTATGCGCACATTAGCAGGAATGCCTGTGTTGTAGGCCACTGCTTCGTTGCCTAAAGCCATGTCTCCCACACTGAAAGACTTTTTGTACGTCATGTGCATAAAGGGCGTTTCCGGCGTCGCGAATATCTTGCCGTTGCCGTTAACTATTTTGATGCCATACGCCATTTAGTTTGCCTCCATGCAAACGAGGAAAGTGCAACTTGACGGCAGGGAGTAAGAGACGGTGCCGCCCGATATGGAAAACGACGGCTGTGACTGTTTCCGCTCAACGGTGTAATTGAGCACCACGACTTTTAAATGAAACAATGAAGTGTCTATGGCATACTTCAATGATCCACTTCCTGACATTCCGTGCCGGAAATCGAGAACCCAGGTTGGCTGGACAAGGTCGACCCAGCTCGTCCCCTTCTCGCTCCACACTCTTCCACCAAAAGCCAAAATTGCCCCCCTGTATCATCCTTGATAGTCAGGGAACTGTAACATAAAACCACAAAAAAGTAAGTATTCACATACTTACTAAAAAGGGCGTCATATGACGCCCTTTACTTATTATTTAACCGTATCTCTGCACTGATAATCCGTGAACAAATCCTCTTTCTGCCAGCGGCCATGAAAATGCAAAATCAGGTCGCTTTTTGGATGAACCCAGACGTTACCAAACCGATCAACACGACGCTCGGTAACCGGGAACATCGACATGATTTTGTTGGCCTTCTCCATCGTCTTTGTGATCGTCGCGCTTCGCACAACGATAGTGAAAGCGTCGAAGTAGAAGTCCTGCAACTCATGATCAATCTTGATGCCGGTATTCGGGTTAATCAGGAGCACGCCAGATTTCACGTTAGATGGCATGTAATGACAGAATATGTCCGTACCCACCGTGCCAACTTTGGCTTTTTGCATCAGGCTCGCAAACGCTTCTATAAACACATTAACCTCTCGTAAAACCCGCTTTCCTCGCCGCCTCAACCACTGTCTGCGAGAATTGTTTCTCGCTGATCTGCGCTGCTCTTTCGAGGAAGTTAGGCCCAACGCGGGGCTTAACACCAGCAACAGGCGGGTTGGTGACACTTTTCAGTCTGGACAAGTAGCCAAGTCGATATTTACCCAACTCCATGTATTCGGCGTAATCGCCCACTTCCACGTTAGGGTGCCCTTCACGCGGCTTTGCACCAGAGACGGATAGCTCAATGCGTAAGCCTGAATATCCCTCCTTAACGACGCGGGCAAATATCGCGCTTTCCAAAGAGCCGGTTTCCAACGGAGCCATTGCCCTTGCCAGGCGCTCAACCAGACGCGCCAGCTTTTCCATATCCCGAATGAGATAGCGTTTAAAGGCTTTCTGGCTGTTATTGAGCCTTTCACCAGCACGCTTAAACTGGTGCGCGTCGTATTTCAGACCCATATGTTAGCTCCAACCTCAAGGTGCCCAGGCCGCCCGCGAAGTCCCCAGCGACGATGAACGCTGGACACCTTCAGCTTTTGCCCCTCCATGATCAGCACATCATCAAGCTGAACTGCTGCTTCAGCAGAGTGTCGCCGTTCAGCATATCGATAGCTTGCATCTGGGCGTCTGCGACCGTGGCAAAAGACTGAGCAGGGATGGCCAGCTCAAAGCTGTTAAGCAGGACATACATCTTCCGCTCTTCATGCGTCAGCCCCGCAGCTGTGGCTTTGACGATGACGTAGCGGAGATCTCGCTGCTTTTCGACGAGCTGGTTATGCTCGGCCGACACGACAACCGGAATGGACATCTGACCCTCGCTGATTTCCAGCGGCTCATCACTAACGAGGATCGCCCCGGCACTGTCTTTAACGGTAAAAGTGGCCGACTCGATATCCAGCACGTTAAATGCAAAAGAGAGGGAAACGGATCGCCCTCTTTGAAGTAGCGGAAGATGTTGTCGGTGAACCAGGCACGCCCGCCAGCGTAAGTGCTGGCGAGGAAATCCCAATGTTCTTTTTTCTTCAAGTATTCCGGGTGGCGTCGCTCCACCAGGTCTTTAATTTGCTTGTCAGTCAATTCCATTTGCTAAATTCCATTTATAGGTAGGTACTTACTTACCTTGAGCCACCAAGAATAACACGATTTTTCACCGGATACCTACGATGAACTGGATAACCCAATGCGTCGGCGCTGTGCTCGATACCACCCGTCTTATCCATATCGCGGGAGCCGGGTTTATAGATAACCTTCTCAAGCGAGTCGATCAGGTGTTTGCACTTCGGGTCGATATACAGTCGGGTTTCACCAGAAGCGCTCATCAGCATACGGTTCACAGCGTTCACACGGTCTGCAATGGGCGGGTGCTTCTTGGGATAATCGACGCGCAGGAAGCCCTTCTCCTTGAAGATGTCCACGTCCGATTCACCGCGCGCGTGCTGACGGTAGGCGCCAGCCGGGTCAGGGAAGATCGTGACCTGTGACTTCCAGCGCCAGTAACGGCGCTCCAGTTCGTCACACACTTCCGCGGTGTTGGATGAGAACAGTATCGACGAGGGACATTTGTTTGGCCACCAGGTCGTTAATTTTGCCCACGGAGATCACGGGAACCGTCGAAATGCCCTGTTCCATCGCTGCCCGCCAGCGGTGTTCGCCGCCGAGGATCTCAAAAAAGCCGCCGTCCAGCTCCCGCGCGAGAATTGGCTTAAAAAAGCCCAATTTCTCGATAGAGCCTTTCAGTTTTTCAAAGTTTTGCGCCCCAACAGAGTTGGTGTTCCAGGGATTCGGACGCAGGTTGGCGACTTCCACCTGCATAATGGTAATTTTCACATCCATATTTCTGATACAATCCATTGCATAAGTAATTACTTACTATAATAGCCAATTAACATACAAAAGGCACGAAGGAAAGAGCTTTATGACAGTTCGGATTGTATCGAATGCGGTCAATGCGCTTATTTCTGGCGCTGATGACAATGTAAAACGACTTGTTCAGGAGATGTTGAGCTACGAAGTGGAGGCAGGTGACTGGAAAGGCACCAGTACGATGTTCAACTGGAGCAAAAATGCGTTCCCAGCAGGATTCGCAAAGCCAGTGGCTGCAAACCTGAACAAAGCGGGCATTAAATGCGTGCATGTACGCAAGGATAAAGCGCCGGCGCTTGGCAAACCCAATCCGGTAGTTAACCCATTTCCGTACAACCCGGACTACGCATATCAGGATCAGACAGTGGAAACGCTGGTGCGCGAAGGGATGATGATTGCGCAGATTGCCACTGGCGGCGGGAAATCCAACGTCGCGTGCAAGGCAGCTGCCCGAATTGGTCGGATGACGCTGTTTTTAACCACACGTTCCGTCCTGATGTTCCAGATGGCGGAGAATTTCCAGAAATCCATCGACTACCGCGCTGAAAATGGAGAGCCGTGGCTGAAAGGTCAGAAGGTGGGCGTTATCGGTTCGGGTGAATTTCAGGTCTCGCGCCACATCAACGTGGCAACCGTGCAGACACTGGCCAGTTTTCTCGAAGAGCCGCCGCGGGACGCAACGCCTGAGAAGAAGAACCACCATCTCAAGCGCCGGGAGCTGGTAAAACGATTCCTTTCCAGTGTCTCGCTACTCATTCTGGAAGAGGCGCATGAATCGTCCGGCTCGAACTTCTACGATATCGCCCGCCTCTGCGTAAACGCCGACTATCGTCTTGCGCTGACAGCCACGCCTTTCATGAAAGACTCGACCGAAGCCAACATGCGCCTGATGGCCGTTGCGGGCAGAATAGAGATCAAAGTCACGGAGAAATATCTCATTGATCGAGGCATCCTTGCGAAACCTTACTTCCTGTATCATAAAATCGCTTACACTCCGGACAATGTCCGTATCCGGTCGGAGCTTGCATCCAAACATCTGAACTTCCGGGTCGGCATGGGTACGTCGTACCAGAAAGCCTATCAGCTGGGCATCGTTTACAATTTGGCACGCAATGAAGCAATAGTACGTGAGGCTCTCATGTATAAACGTCACGGGCTGAATTGCATGACGCTGGTGCGTCTGAAACGGCATGGGCAGATCCTGATGGAGATGATGAAAGAGAGCGGTCTGCAAGTCGATTTCATCTATGGTGAGTCCAACCAGGCTACCAGACAGACTAAGTTAAACAGTCTGGCCACGGGCAAGATAGATGTCCTCATCGGCTCAACCATACTGGACGTCGGCGTAGACGTTCCGAGCGTGGGTGCTGTCATTTTGGCTGGAGGCGGCAAGGCCGAAGTCGAAATGCGTCAGCGGGTTGGGCGTGGTCTTCGAGCCAAGAAAAATCAGGCAAATGTGTGTTTCATTACCGACTTCATTGATATAAGTAATAAATATCTTATGTCACACTCCTATGAGCGGAAGAACATAATAGACACAACGCCCGGATTCGCTGAGGGGGTGTTGCCGGTAGGTGGCAATTTTGATTTTACTGTTTTGAATAGAGATTAAGCATGGGTGACAAACGCGCTATACACTGTCAGGTTCAACTGACCGAGAAGGCGAACGACAAACTGGAGTCTTTTCAGGGACGTCTGCGAGATCGCAACATAAGGCTGTCAAAGGCCGACATCATTAATCTGGTGTTGAGCAACATGACGATGGCCGATTTCGACAAGAGCGCAACGGCGCTTGAAGCGTCAGCAAAAGCGCGCGAAAAAGTCATGAAGATTTATGAAAACTCGGGCATGACCAAAGAGGATTTGGAAGATATCCTTAAACGGTTACCGTAAAGTTTCTCTTTTTCCCCTTCTTTCAAAGTTCATCATGTGCTCGTCCAATGAAAAAGGAGCACATGATGAGCTATATTAAAGAACTTCCGTTTGTAGATGTTTACGATGCTAAAAAAAATAACGCTTTTTTCTGGCGTGTGGACAATCCTTTAGACTACAAATGCGGAGTCAAAAGCGCAAATGCGTTCGCAGAATTTCTTGCAAAATATCCGTTCATGAATAACAGCAACGTCCTGTATAGGGTGGCGTGTGATATGGCGGATTCAGGTCTTATCAAATCAGAATCGGCAAGAGGATTTTTTAATACCTTAGACACTTTGTTGACACCAAAAAACTCAAAAATATTTAGCGAAGCCCCGAAAAGCAAAAGCAGACAAATTCTTGGTGTTCCCGATATCGCTCAAAAATTAGATATCTCTAGCATGAAGCTGTTGAATTTTCTTGCGCTTATGGGGTGGGTGGACAACTCATCTGTTTTACCAACTGATCAGGCGCTTGCTGAAGGTGTGTTGCGCAAAAACAGCAAATTACCATTTGGTTTTGCAATTACTAAGAAGGGAGAAAGCTTGATCGCCGGAAAATATAAGGCATTGAGTAAATAACAATCAACATACCGGCTCATGCGAGAGCCGGTATGTGATGAAGATCACATTTTTAATTTCTGTCGCCTCCGGCTTAAAAAATATTTTGATTAGCCATAATTTCTGAGTAGCCTTCTCGCAATAAGAAAATGGTTGAGGTAGGAAATGGCTCTTTCAAACATAGAACTTATAACCGTCTTGAATAATGCAATTAACAAACCAAATGATTTGTTATTTAACAATGGCATTAGAATATAACGAGCAAAAGAGCTTGCTCTCAAAGAACATGCAAGAGGGTTCTATTTCGGCGACGAACAGATAGGCTCAATTGTGAGTCCTAATATCGATCCATTCCATGTTTACATAATTTCACCTGAAAATTGTTCAAGACATGATGATTACTCTTTGGTGATCTTTCCTTTCCAAGTTACAAAATTGATACCTCTCATTGACAAGATAGAGGGCATATCTCTTGGGCACATTCAGTTAAGCTCCAACTTTAACGCTTTTAAAATCCCTACCAAATCCAAAAGAACTCCGAAAAATGGTGTTGGTTATTCTGTGAAAGTTGATAAAGAAGAATGCCTGTGGAAGCTCATTATTGAATTAAAAGACCGGCTTCTTTTGCCTACGGGATCCGAAGGTAAACTATCGAGTGTGTATTACCAGTCGGGCTTGCCAAACTCAGGACGTCAAAACAACACAAAGCAGTCAGTTTTAGAATATTTTTCTCTTGTATAATATCTGATATCCTAGTCCCCTAAACATACAAAAGGATCATGCATATGAATAAGATTAAGATTTCACTATTATTAGCTTTGCCTATTTTTTATTCTACAGCAGCGTTCGCAGCAAAACCTCTAACGTCAGAGCAGCAAGATTATATAAAGAAAACTCTTGAGCCGAATCTGCTTGATCCAGATTCAACAAAATACCAATTTCCCGCTTACATCGACAGCGAACCTACCTACTGCTTCAAACTAAATGCCGTTAATGCTTATGGAGCCTATACAGGCTATCGCTGGGTCCAGATCCCCTACAAGAGTATCGTCAAGATGGAAAAAAATGTCCCGGTAGACCTTAATGTTTTGCCCAAAGAGGTCTTCGAAGAGAGCTGTAAAGAAATAGGTTACAATTAACCAAAAGCGGTGGTTTACTCGTTTTGCTCATTCAATCACACATTATGCCCAACGAAATTACTGATATTACCTACGGCATCCCTGCTGAGGTCTGGCCCAGAGACTATTCTCATGTGGAGCATACCTTGATGTTCTGGAGAGCACGTTCTGTGCCTGTGAAGGTCACGATGGAAGATGGACAAGTGTTCAACATGTACGTACAGGGGACACTACAATCACGCAACAAACTCGATCTTTCTCCCGTTCCAGGAAGCAAAGAGCGTCGAGTTCGCCTTCCGCTTCAGAGGGTTAGCACCATAGAAACTATTATACCTCCAGAAGTAGATGGGGGGATTGTGGACAGGCTTACCGTACATCCGGACTATGTGAACAATCAGCCGTCTCGCCGCGACTTCTTCAAAATTTGTCGCAAGGCGCACAATGAACAAAAATCTATAAGGGTCTACATGGCGGACGGCCGTGAAATAGAAGGCGTGTCGTTGGGCGTTGATGCTTGTCAGGTCACAATGAAGACAGGCGAGCGCGGGCGAACGATTGTTCTCTTCGATTGGGTAGAGCGCATTATCCCGTTTTAAATCTATAAGGGTAATAACCGGCTAAGTCCGGTTATTATTTTATGGGTCATTCCCCTTTATATTTATTTCCCGTATCCCGATTAAATATATAAGGGTGAAACCCCTAACAGGGAATTTATTTAGGGAACACCTTCGACCAAATGCGATTTATTTCTAAGACTTTGATTTTTAATGAAGAAAATTTTTCTATATTTTTTTGAAAAAGTACTTGCATTAAAAAACCGAATATCGATAATTACACCCATCGAAAGCAAACACGCTAACGATAGAACGAAATTATTTTCAATTTTAAGTAAGGATTAAAATCATGTCTAACGTATCTATCTCTAAAAAAGCTATCATCGACGCTGCTGTAGTTATCGCTAACGAATTACAGATTAACGCTGATAACGCTACTCAGACTTATAACAATCATTATCAGAATGGCACCCACACTAAAGCAGATAAAGCTAACATGCTGGCTGCTACTACTAAGCTTGCATACTTCACCAATAACGTGCTGAACGCTGTAAACGATGAGAAATTAGCTGGCGTCTTCTACTACGCTATTAAAGCAAGCAAACAAGCGCCAGAAGTCTTTTTCCGCGAAGCAATGGCTAACAGCTATTCATTGGAAAAACTTGTCTACCTGGTGAAGTCTATCAAGTCTGGCAAATGCGTTTACAGTGTTGCAGATATGTCTGGCTCTCGCGTGTTTGCTCTTATTGAAATGATTAATGATGAGATCGACACGTTCACAAATGGTGCTGTATACGATTTGATGAACGAAGCGAAAAAACTTAACGAGCTGAAACCGGACGCTGGCTATACGCAAGCCAACCAGCTTATCAACCTGTGTGAACGTCTCGGACTGGTTGAGAAGATTAAAGGAATGGGCGCAGCGAAAAACGGATCACAGCAATATCGCTTTATCAAAAATGATTTCTACAACTACCTTGCTGAAGCATTCAAAGCATAACTAACGAAGGAGCGCCCACTATGGGCGCTTTTTTGTTTCTGCTTATCACATCAAGCGCGCCATAATGGCGCATTTTTTATTGTCTTTTCTCCACCAGCTATCACGAAAATAAACCCATTAAAAAGCGCCACTGTGACGCGTTTTATTCCTTCCCAATACATACCCATTACCCACAATAACGAGCGCTCACAGTGCGAGGTGTTGCGTTTTAGCGCATGGCTGATCTGGGGTGTTGTGGATGTGATTGTCTGGTGATGGGTGCTGCTGGTGTCTGCTGGTGGCGATGCGCTTTCTTTCGGGGCGTGTCGGCAATACTGGCATGACGTGCTGGCGCTGGCATATGATTATCACGTTGGCGCGACGTCTGCGCGCTGGCGGTGGCTTACCCACTGATGCACATAATCACGTAGCGAAAGCTGTCTGTATGGCTCAGGGGTTAAAGCGCCCACCAGCTTCCGCTGATTCTTTCCGCGTGATGGCTGATACGATTCTGGGCATCTCCCGCTCTGTTTCTACCTGAAGGCGACCCCAGCCGTTTCCCGAAAATTCCCTGGCCGTTTCCCTTCGGTTGTCCTGATGGACTTCTGGCCGTTTCTGAAAATCTTCCCTGCGGGAGCTGGTGACAAAGAAAGAGCCGTCTCCGGCCCTCCCCTCTTACACACCTGTCAGGATATGAATGCGGTTGCTGACATACATCTCTTTGACGAACTCCGCGCATGTGACTTTCCATGAGCTGATGCCAGCTTCATAGACAACGTTTTTGCACTTCAGGGCGTTATTGGCGATCCGCATTCCTTGTGCGATGGCTTCCTGGCTCGTGAAGTTGAAGGAGGATTCTGTTCCGATCCACATAGCGATTTGTGCGGCGAACTCAATGAGCTTTGACTGGCAGAAACGACCGCTGCGCACCGGAAAGACAAACACGCCAAATCCCGAGGTGGCGACATACGCTTTTTCAAACACGCGCGTATGGAGACGATTGCAGGTAATGGCATTGGCAATCTGCTGTTTCTCATTCCGTGAAAGTTCGATGGTTTCATTTCCGCGCCGGGCGCCCAGCACGCTCTTTTCGATATCAGAATAGGTTACAGAGATAGTGCCATGCGCCGGTGAGCTGACAGTCGCGATAAAGTTCATTTTCAAAACTCCTTAAACAATTTGTTTTCTTGTTGGTGTAATTATCGCAGTGCATATGAGGCGTCCAAGCGTTCTGTTTCGGCTGCTGGTGGCCGGCAGGGATTCGGAGGGTTGTTCGGTAGCCTGGCGGTAAGAGGTGGGTGTTTTTAGCCTGCGGGAAACAGGATGGTCATTTAAGGCCACCAGCATGGGTGGCCTCGTTTTCTTAGTGGAGCAGACCGACGTCGATGGTATCGCCGGAGCCATCCACGCGGATCATCAGCATGGCGAAAGCATTTAATGGGTATCCTGCGTGCCAGTCCGGGAAGCGGTCATCGCGCATGAAGTCGGCAATGTCATAAACGCTGTCCTCAAAGCGGAAGAAGCGGGCATCACATTGTTCGTCCTGTTCAATGTGATCCATTTCCTGCTGCTCTTCCGGCGACAGGTCGAGCCAGGATTCCAGCCATACGTTTTCAGCTTTAGGGGAGATAGTGAAATCGGTCATGTGCATATCCTCCATGCGTAAACATCTTGTTTTCTAGTTGGTGTAATTATCGCAGTGTGGATAAGGCAAAAAACATTTTGTTATCGGGGATAAGAAAATGGCGCGGGGTACGCGCCATTGGAAGGGATTATTCAAACACGCTTTCGGGAATAAATTCGTCTACCATCGCGCTGGAAACGATGCGCAGACCGTATTGACCCATCCAGGTGCTGTTAGAGTTCAAATCAGAGGTAAACAGCGTGTCGACTCTGGTCATCAGCTTATCGAACATCGCCTTGTCCGCGGTGCGGAAATACGCTTCCAGCTTTAGCAGCAGCGGGTCGGTTGCGTTGCTGATGTTCTGATAACCTACGGTGTATACCGCGCTTGCACCTTCCCCCTCGCGCACTAAGGTGCTGGTGTGAACCTCCGTTCCGGTAGTGTTGTCACGCAGAACGACGGTCAGTTTGGCAACTTTCTCGCCGAAGGTGGTTTCGGACGCATAATGTAAATCCAGCACAAGATTTTCGCGTAAAACAGTCATCTTTATCTCCCTGTAGTTGACTAACCTATATTATTGTCATAGGTATGTACTTACATTACAGAAGACTAAAAAAGCCCCGAAGGATGAACGGGGCTGTCGTAGGGTCGACTAATCGCTTTTGCACATGTCAGGCTGTCGCCAGGAGAGAGGCACGCTGGATTTCTTGCTGGGCTGCTTTGTTCGCCTCCAGTAGCGCCTGTTCCAGCCCTCCTTCCGGCCAGATAATCTGTTTTGCCATCCACCCTCTTCCACTCTGGCGACGCACACTCATGACGTAACGCGTGCGGGAACCATTGTCGAATGAGACCAGCGTCTCTTTGAACAGGCGAATAGCAGTGCCGTTGGCGATGATATCGAGCAGGGCCAGCTGGCTCATTGCGGTTGGCTTTTCTTTACGTGGCTGGCCCGCACTCAGTTTGGTGATCATCGCGTTTTTCATAATCCACCCCGTAAACAACTTGTTTTCTTGTTGGTGTAAATAATACCAGCGAGAAAACGGCTACAAAGCATAGCGTTACGGTGCAGATGAGAATTAACGGCCGAAGACCCCATGCAGCTTTCATAACGGAGCGCAGCTATGTATCGTAGGAGAATTATTTTACTCCAGCGAAGATTGCTCATGAAAAAACTGGTGTTCCAGAGCGATAGATCTCCGACACTCAACACAATGAGTGAAGGGTTAGCTATGGCAGACAAATTCCGAAGCTCAAGCCGTTGGATAGAGCTTTCGACAAAGCGTAGCGATAGGTCATCCAACGATAATGACTTTAGATTTTCAGAAGTTGTTGTCTGGAAAGAATGCACGACAGGAAAACTCGTGAAACTATCCTGTGGCACAAACCGTAAAGGGAAAATAAATCATATGGTTTTCGAAGAGATTGAGTCATGGCCTGAACCAGCTATAGATTTTGAAAATCTTCCATTCTGACCATTGGTTACATATAGAAAAAAGCCACCGTGCTGGTGGCCTCACTATTAATCTTCGTCGTCCGGGAACTCGATGTGTACCGCGTCCACCAGCTCCCGCTGTTCATCTTCACTGAGCAGGTGCCAGATCTCCTTCCCTTTGGGTGATTCCCCTTCAGCTGGTACGAACGACCACAACTTGCGGTACAACTCCGGCCCCACTGCATCCAGGCACTCAGCCAGGGAATCCACGCTCCACACCTCAACCATCACAGGCATCTTAATCATCCCTTCACCCTCACTTCGTTTCTGACGTCGTGCAGTTCCACGCGACGGACATTGGGTTATCCTCGATATGGAAATCAAACGTCCCTTCTCTGTATCCTTCAGAGATGAGCGTCGCCACGCGAGCAGCAACATCCTGGGAACGGATGACGTCATCAAGGGAGATCTCACACTCGGAGAACGCTTCCTCGCCACAGAGGGTGATGCTGATATTCAGATGCTTGTACATGTGTTTCCCCATTATCTAAACACGTTGTTTTCTTGTTGGTGTTATTATCGCAATAAGAAAACGGGGGAAAAGAATTGCTTAAAGGCTGATGTGCTTGTGCCGATTTATTGCTATGTATGTATCTGGCTAACTCAGAGGGAATGTGATGAGCAATAAAGACTACACAGACGGGTACTTCAGCATCGACGCCGAGAGAGGCGAGTTGCTACATGGCGGCATCGCTGTCGGACGCATCATTTTGACCAACGGTCAGATTTATACAGAGCTGGACGACACCAGTTCAGACGCACCTGTCGTCTCCGGCCCCTTCGGGACAAGAGAAGAGGCGCTCGATGATTTGTGGGACAACAGGGACGATGCGAATCAGGGCAGTGAGATTTTCGAATAAACGTCCTCGGCGATTTCGCCACCAAAACCCGTAACCCTTTACACTAGATCTGGCTTCCCGATATGAGCGTGCGAAGCTGATCTGGTCTCAACGCTCAACTGCGGGATTCACCAATTCTCGCACTCTTCAGGTGAATGAGGAAAAGGCATACTCCCGCAGCCGTCGCTCGCTCTGTACCGGGATGTACCCGTTTCCAGACCGGTAGCCAGCCTTTTCCCGGTTCGTATAGCGGGATTCCCACCGTTTCCCTGAAAACCTCCAGCCTTTTCCCTGCGGCGACGCTCCCGTTTCTGAAAAGGGACATAGCCTTTTCCCTGGATGGCCCGAAGGCTGACCGAAGGGGTGGATAGGGACGTTACGGGGGATGAAAATCAGGACTTGAATAAATGCGTAGAAAGTAGCGCCCCCCCTCCTCCCCTTCACACTTATACCTCCTGTGATTTTTTCTCTCTTGTGGGGACACATACCTTCCCCCTGATAACGCTCTATAGGGTGAGTATTCCTTTGGGTGAAATGGGTGGTTTGTTCTCTTTTCCGGCGTATGTGGTTTTGTTCTTGTTGGTGTAATTCTTCTCTGTGTTTTCCTCTGGGTTGTTTCCGTGTTTGAAGAATAGCAGAATGGTATCGTCGTCTAGACTGGCTCCATAACACCCATCTCCTGCCGATAGTCGATTTCAGTGTTCAGACTAATGTCATCAACAATAGAAAGGGCTGTATTCATAATAAAAGCATTAAACAATTTGTTTTCTTATTGGTGTTATTTTTTCAGAGCTCAAAAGGCATAGTAGGAGGATTTACAGGCATGAAAAGGGGGCTTCGCCCCCGTCATTGAGTCAAGCGATTAGTGATTCGCGTGCTGCGCTTTGTGCGGCTGTTTAGTCAGATCGTGTCGGTGGGTTAGCTCGCGCATCATGTCTTCCAGGCGGCTTTTCTTGGTGTCCAGCTGGTCGGCCAGCGCGCCCAACAGTTCACGCACAGCCATCGGATCTTCATTGTTCATCTCAGGCATTTTGAAACCTGTCTGGGTGGTCATCAACTTAAAGGCAGAAATAAGTATGGCCATCGAAGATTTCAGACCGGCAATTTCGCGGTCTTTACTGGCGACAGTTTCGTCAGTTTTGCTGGCGCTCGGTGCGCATTTCTGCTCGCTAACCATATTCAGTGTGGATTGCATTTTATCGGCGCGATCTTTCTCTGCCAGATAGTGAACACCTAGTTGGTGCGCCAGGCCAATGATTTCCATTGGGTCATCAAAAATTGAAGCGAATTTAACGACAGTAATCAGTCTTTCAGGCACTGAAGACTGCTCTGTGCCGCGCACTATACCAAGCATTTTTACCAGATCCACGACTTCCATTTCTTCAAATTTTGCATTCATCTCTGCGTATTTATCTTTGCAATTCAGACACATGTCATTTACTTATTAGTTTAAACAAAATGTTTTCTTATATGTCTTATTATCACATTATACGTAATGACAAGAAAGTTTGTGTTTAAGGGAGAGCAGGGTATAGCGCTGCTACTTGAAGGTATCTTTAATTGATACTTAGGTTATTGCAGAATATTCTTAAGCGACTCGGCTTAACTGCCATCTGTCCTTAGTGAGAATGAAATGTTCGGCAATATCTTCAAAACAGAATCAACAAAAGCCAAAGAAGAACTGGATGATTATCTCAGCAACGTCATGGCTTTTATCGACGAACATGAATTGAATCATGCTTGGGAACGAACAAGACATATAATTTTCCGCAATATGGACATTGATACTTATATCAATAAGAACGGAGCCTTCAACCGCAAAGACTTCTACTTTAAAAACACTAAAGAAAAGCTCGTGCAGAGCGCATTCACCGCTTACATACTAGTGAAGGTTCTTCCAAAATTTTTTAATGAGCATTTAATGACGCTCAAGAGAAAGGAAAAGACTCTTTCAACCCGGGATGATTATGGGAAATGGAATTATGATAAGTGGTTTGCTGAATTGGACTACTTTTACGACAATATCGTAAAAGACAGCATCCATACTTGGATCGAAGAAAACACAGTAACCCTTAATGCTCTCTGGCTTGCTGAAGCTGCCGATGTTAACCCCTGGGGACGATCTGTCTATTACCGATTTACGTTATCTGATCATTTCGACCGATGCGCTAAAAACTATATTATGTTAGCAGTTGGCAACGCCCCAGAACCTGACCTTAATTACAATCCCATGATGAGCGGTCATGAGTATGAATACTTCGTGGCTGGGGAGTTTGAAAAGTATGGCGCCAATGCACAGGTTACGAAGGGGAGTGGTGATCACGGTCTGGATGTCTTGGTTACATATCGAGACGTCAGGATGGCAGTGCAATGCAAACACTACCAAACAAAGGTAAGCAATGCCGCCATTCAGGAGGTTTTTTCTGCCAAAAATTACTATGACTGCGCTTTGGCGGTAGTGATAAGCAATAGCGAATTTACTCCACATGCTCGACAGGCTGCTCAGAAATTAGATGTTTACCTTTATCATCACGAAGATATTCCGATGGTATTAGGGGTTATCGATGACTGGCTCGATGGGTATGAACAAACCAGTTAAAAAGGGCCATCACTGGCCCTTGTTGTTGACTGATTTTTTCTTTAGCAACGGACTGGCGAAATAGAACGCCAGCCCAACCAACACGCCATCAGCCGCAACTGACATCAACTTGCCGGAGAAATCCACCAGAACGGTCAATACCAGCATCGCGACGACTATGGCCAACCTGAACTTTTCGAACATTACAGGTATGCGTCCAGAGAGAGCCGAAGCGCCTGAGCGATCTTTTTCAGAACCACTTCTTCTTCTTCACCAATGCCATCCTGATCAGCGATATCGATGCACAGGCACAGCACATCAACAGCTTCTGGTGTCCCGGCCACATCGGTCAGCTCACGAATGGCCTGAGCGTTAGCAGAGCGAGGGGATGCCTCGTAACGCGAGCGGATATTGCTGCTCATCTGGGCAATTTCGCCTGCGAACGGGGAGAATGCTGGCAGCGCCGCGATGGTTTTTTCAAGAATGGCGATCTCTTTGGCATCACAGGTGCCGTCAGCGTATGCGATCATGTATGCACCCCAGACGGTCGCTTCTACAGCGTCGCGGTTCTCCATCTTTTTCACTTCAACAACCGCTTTACGCGTTTTCTTTTTAAAAAACCTAACATGTGTTTTTCCCTATTAGTTAAGTGATTAAACAAGTTGTTTAAGCAAACAATGAAACCATTCAGCGTTAAAAAAATCCGAGGATGCCGCCAACCGGCACCAGAAATACCCCCACGACGCGGGCCAGTGTCATCCCGGCGTGGGAATGCAGATCTCCGCTGGCGATCAACTTCAACAGGTTCATGACCCAACCGCCGAGCAGAAGGACGCACAACCCAACCAGCAGAGTGAAAGCCTTCTGAAAACTAAATCTCATGCCTTCATCTCAGTCGGAGCAGGAGGAAGATCCGAAATCGCAGGACGACCCGGAATCGTGTCCAGAGACATCCCATCCAGAGTGGCAGACGCTTTCTCTGGAAGGCGTGTCGTCGACGATGGTGTGGTGGTAGTGGTTGAACCCGGTATCAACAGGCTCTGACCGGCTGGAACTGCTGCCGCAGCCAGAGAAACCATAATTAGTGCGTAGGCCATTGGCATCAGACGCTTTCTTTGAAAATTTTCCATTGCTTTTCCCTGTGTGCTTCCGGGATTTAGCGGAATCGCCAGCCTTATCGACGGCGATAATCGTCCCCAGATTGGCAATCGTGGTGGCCTGGGCATTAGCCCGCACCTCCAGGTCAAACACCCGCTCTTCAAGCTGCGCAAGACGTGCGGAAACACGGCCGCTAAACAACTCAGCCAAAGCAAGGCGTATTGAACGGGGGCGCTTTTTGAAAGAAGTGAGAGGCGTTTGGTGTGCCATGTGAAATCCATTCAATGTCAGAAAGAGTTGCGGCTGGCAATGCCAGCCGCCTTTGAGCGTTCCATCCGTGGAACAGCGCCTTACCGACGCTTCGTCATCCTGACGATGGATAAGATACCTGATTTAATATGATAGGTAAATACCTACTTATCATTTTGAGCCCAAAAACCGATATCTCGTTTGTGTGGGGTATCCGCTGCGGCGAAAGCAGCTATCTTTGCCAGCCGGTCACAGATCTCATTCTCGCGATGTCCGGCATGGCCTTTGACCCATTGCCAGCGAACGTTATGTCGACTGGCCGCTGCATCGAGTCGTTTCCACAAATCAACATTCTTCACTGGCTTCTTCTCTGACGTCACCCAGCCATTGCGCTTCCAGCCTTTCATCCAGAGCGTCATGCCGTTTTTGAGATACTGGCTGTCCGAATACAGAATGACGTTACAGGGGTACTTGAGCCGCTCCAGAGCCATCAGCGCGCCCATCATTTCCATGCGGTTGTTGGTGGTGCTGTGGAAGCCATCGGACAGCTCGCGCTCTTCATCGCGATACTGGAGCATAATGCCGTAGCCACCAGGCCCGCCCGGATTTTTGAGGCAGGAGCCATCACTGAACACTTTTACGGTTTTAAGCTGGGGATTGAAGTCGACTGCGGGGGTTTTGAATCGGGTCTGGGGATGGTGGTTTCGTTTGGACTTTGGGCGGCAGCCAGTTTTTTGTCGGGCTGGTGTCTTCGTCGTCATGGTGGCTCCAGAAACGCGCGCCGCGACGATTTTTTTTTCCTCGCGCGTGTGCGCACGCGTGCGTGTAAAGTATTTAAATTAATAAAAAACTTACTTCCCAGAACAGGGTTTAAATCCCCTGAACTGAACGAACGAAGTGAGTGAAGTTCACCTCGAACGAAGTGAGAGGTTGTCTTTTCAGGTAATACTCTCCCAGGGAGGTGAGTACAAAAATTCCTCACCAACCTGGTCGTTACATAACATGAAAAGTTATGACCTAAGTCTACTGCCAGCTTAGGCTTGGGAAGTTATGGATGACAGCACCCCAGAACCGAGATCTTCCCACACTCTATGAAGGGGAGTACTGGATTCAACCTCTCGAAACATCCCAGACTCGACAATCATAAAGTGACCCTTGTCTCTGCCCACTTTGGTTCCCCCTTCCCCAACCCCTAAACGGTGCCGGTTCTACGCTGGTAGTGGGCTTTTTTAAACCTGACGCCAGTGACGCTATCCCCCACCCATCAGGTCGAGCTGGCAGATACATCTGCCAGCGCGGAGATTTTATCACTGGCGATCACGGCTTAAAATAGTTTGTACTTACCTATTAGACTGTTTGGTTATTATCTCGCCCATGAAGCTGGACATTGAGTGCAAAAACCTCATTGATAAGTTCGCCTAAGAGCTGCTCCAGCAACTCGCGATGCTCGCCTGCGTGCAGGCATTTGAGTGACCATTCGTACAGACTGAAAGCCTTTTCGCGATCTTTCATCATGTCACGAGCTTTGGCCAGAAAATCGCTCTCAACGAGCGCTACGACGTTCGTCGGGTATGCCATGATAGTTTTCCTTACTGTGTCTTTAAAAACGATTCTAGAGCGTCTGGAGAGGGGTTCCAGAGAGTTCTGGAGGTGTAAATCGGTCTGGGAGTGGGTTCAGAAACACAGACTTTAAAAGCCTGTTTCTGTATATATTAATAATTAGTACTTAGTTATTTATATATACGGAAGCAGGTTCTGAAACACTCCCAGACTGGTATCAAGCTGCCTTCTTAACTGGTCTTTTCTTTCTGATGACATTGGCAGGATCATAACCACCCAGCTTTTTCATCACCGCCAGCGGTATCTTGCTGATGACATGCCCAGCTTCCTGACAAAACCCACGGAAGATGACCAGCATACTGCCACCGGGATTCACGTTGACCTCCACCAGCCCCAGCTCGACATCCGGCTCCACAAACGCCACACGGCCGCCAGACAGAATAACGGTCTCGTTGGCGCACTCAGTGGCGCGTTCATACCATTGGGTATCGAGGGACTGTGGGATCAGCATGACTGTCGTTACGCCACGCGCCTGCTCCCGAATGGCCGCGTCGATCCACGGAGATATCCGGGAGTAGGGCGGGTTTAGAAATGCCACGGTGCCAGGCTCACCCCAGCTGCTTTTCAGGGCATCACGTTCAACGCCGATGTAGTTGGGCAGTAACGCGTTATCCTTGTTGCAGGCGACGTCCACATCGAACTCGGCGCCTATATATCGTTGGATGGCGATAAACAACCATTTGGGAGTGCGCCAAAGGTCTCGAAGAGAGGCATCTCGCTCTCGCTTTTTGATTTTTTCAGCTGCAATCATTGTTCTTTCCATTAGGTAACTGCTTACCTATTGTTTCATTTGGCACAGCAAATCGCAAACAAAAGAAAACGCGCCAGAATTTGCAAAGTAAATGCATTCTGACGCGTTTTTTGGGTGCTGGTTATGGATGGTCTTATGTAGCGTCTTAAACACTCAGAGTCATTAAAATCTACACTGCTTAGGTCAACGCTCTGGGAATTTTCTGAAATAGAATGATGGTTATCTATTCAGCAATACAGTTTTGATAACCTACAAAATCGGCATATTTCGTGAGATGGATTTTATGGATGCAAAACTGGTAGCTAAAGGAATTGTTGACGGGCTGGCGGCTGTTCCACAAGGGCTTTATTTAACCATTGTAAGAACGGCTGAAGGGTCAGGCGCCTTTGGTCGCGAGATGAAAGTACGTAATGAGTATGAAACCGAGCGATTTATGAGAGCGTTCAAAGATCTTGCATCGAATGAAGAACCGGTCAGGAAACTGGTTACGATGGTGATCAGTGATTTCTATGAGAAACTAGATGATGCGGGTAAGAAAGCGATTAACGATAAGCTTCATTACTCAGATGCAAAGTTGGGCAGCCGTATGGGCGCAAACGCGTTCATCTCCCAGTATATTGCTAAACGTATAATAAATCGGGTAAAAATGAGCGACATCATGATGCGTGTCACTCGCGTAGCGTCAGCCTTTACTCTCAACATCGTTATGATACAAGGCCTGATCGAAGAAGCTGCAAGAGCATCTCGACGTATGCAGCAAAAATACCCGATTACCTATTATAAGGTCGTCTACATGAATCTGGATATGGTTTACTTTCTCGTTGAAAGTGAACTTGAACCTTATCTAATGTATATTGAAAGCCATCCGGTTCAGTGCAAAGGGATTGAAAATGAAATCTGCAAACTCCTCGCGAAATAGTATTTTCAAATCCCTGAGGGTTTATTCGGCAAATATGGTCGAAGCGGTTTCAACCTGTCTATGCGCTTTTGCGGCTTTTGGTTGCCTTTTTATCCTCGATGGATGGTTGATGAAACTAGCCGGGTTCGTCGGTTTTTTTGCTCTGGCTTACCTCGTCGCCTGGGCGGCCGACCTTGTGAAGGGGAATAGCGCGAAACAGGATCGGAATATCTAAATCCGCGTGAACTCCAAGACAGGCCTGCACAACGATTTGGGCGATATGGCTAAAATCGCCCAAATCAACAGCGGTATACAGTTTAATCTTAGAAAGGACTCTTCTTTAGGCTGGAAGAGGTCATCCAATAGTGTACTCCGTTACAAATTTCTTGATGATCGGGGACGCTTCGTTCAGCGTCAGCGTTCCACCATCACGCGTCGCGATGCCGACAGCAGGAAACAGCGCCATCATCTGACCAGCCTGTGTTGAGGCAGTGTTCAGCGGATACGGCTTTTCCGGATTGCTCATCAGTGCCAGCTTGATGCTGTTACTGGTCGCCGTCTTGGTTTCAAGAATGTGGCGCACAGCAATCACCGTATAAACGCTAATTTCCGGACCGCCACTGAACCAGTTGAGAAGGTTTAAGATCTTATCCTTCGCTTTCACAGGCGCCTTCTCGAAGGCACTGGTAAAAGCCTCGCGATCCAGACCCGCACTGCTAAAGAACTCTTCACCCTTGCCTTCCAGAGTGAAGCGAGGCTTGGCTGGCGCCCGCTCTGTTTTGGTCGTTTGCACTTCAGGCGCAGGAGTTGGATCGGTTCCTTTAAACTCATTGTTGTGCGCTTCAATCACAGATTCGTTTTCAGTTGCTGGCTCGGATGCCAGATCGTGCGCCGTCTCAACAACCTTCACGGACTCGTGCTCTACCTCCAGCTCTTCAAAGACGCTGCTCATGTCGTCATTTGCCACGCTATGCATGACCTCATCCGCAACAGCTTCAACCGGACGAGTGATATGGTCATCCAGACCAGCCAGCAGATCGTCAATGTCATCGCTGCCGCTCGACTTCGCTGCTTTTGCCACTGGCTCATCCAGTGACTGAAGCATGGCGGTCAGTTCGTCCAGGTCATCGTTCTTAACTGCGTTATTAATAGTGCTCATGTTTACCTCCTTTGGTTAATCGCGTACAGCGTTTTAGTGAGAGCATTGTTGCAAAACCTATTAGGCGAAAAAGCTTAAATTACAGGGTGTTATTGCACTTGCGGCTTAAAAAATCGCCTAAAGACGCTTTCAAAGGGGAGTTTGAGAGGTCGTATTTTTCTAGGGTCATGGATTTTGTAATTACAAGGATTCCCTATGGACTTGTAAGGTTACACAGCTCAGGACAGCTCGATTCAAAAATTTCATAATAATCTTATAGATTTTTATTCAAAAAAATAAACCAAGCGTTATGATGTGAACCTTAAGCAAAAGGAGCGATTAACGTGAACATAGATGTAAACGCTATTCTCAATGATGCAGTAAAGGATATGCCTGTAGCTAACATTATAGTGATAGGGAAAACGGGGGTTGGGAAAAGCTCCCTCATTAACAGCGTATTTAGAGGGAACTTTGCCAAAACGGGAGTTGGCCGACCGGTAACGAATAATATCAAAGTAATAAAAAAAGAAGGCGTCCCATTACAAATTATTGATACTCAAGGATTGGAGGTCGCTGACTATGAAAAAACAAAAAAAAATATAGAAGATTACATTAAAAAAAATAACAGTAGCGAGCAATCGGAGAATTATGTACATCTTGCCTGGCTTTGCATTAATGATACAGGACAAAGATACGAAGAAGCAGAGTTAGAAATTGCTAAACTTCTAATAGAAAAAGGTGTGCCTGTTATCATTGTGCTGACAAAAACCAATTCATTTAATAACAACGAGTTCGCAGTGGAAGTGCAAAAAGCTTTCAAAGATTACAGTTATGCAATGTGCCTAACGCGCGCAGTGGAAGAAGTAATCTATGATGATGATGACCCTGAAGAAGTGATCGGCAAGAAAAAGATAAAAGGCATTGATGAGTTAATTCAGACGTCTTATGAGGTGATTCCCGAAGCCCAAAAAAAGGCTTTTTCTAATGCTCTTTCTATCAAAAATAAGAAGGCATTAGATATTAAAAAAGAGCAGGCAAGTAAGGAAGTTATTGCTGCGACCTCGTTAGCGGCCGCAGCAGCAGCGGCTCCTGTACCGTTTTCTGATGCCTTTACCTTAGTACCCATCCAAGTCGCTATGATTGCAAAAATTAGCTATACCTTCGGAATGGATGTCTCTAAAGCGGCATTAACGACAATGGTTACCTCTTTGATAGGTGCGGGGGGAGCAATGTATGTAGGACGGACCATCGTTACAGGATTATTGAAAATGATCCCTGGCGCAGGGAGTATCATTGGGGGTGCAATTTCAGCAACCACAGCAGGAACTATTACCAAAGTTTTAGGTGATACATATGTAATGGTTCTCTACAAGCTCGCGACAGAATCTGAGAGCGGCGAGATTGATTTTGAAATGGCAGCAAAAATACTGAAATCAAAAGTATCTTTTTAGCTAATGACGGTGCGTTAAGACGCACCGTTTATTTTCAGAACTGGAAAAAGCCATATTTTTCACGCGCTTTGAAGAAACATTGCATCATGAGTTCTGTATCGTAGAGCGCGCTGTGCGCCTTCTCTCGGTCATATACGAAGCCCAGAGAGAACGCCAGCTCTTCCAGACGTGGGCGTTTGCCGTCTTCGGTCGCCCAGAGGCCTGATAACATGGAATCCACCAGCGGCACATCTGGCAGTGTCACCCCATACCCGGCGAACTCGTGGCGGATGAACGGAATATCGAAAGCTTCGCCGTTGTGCGCCACCCATACACTGCACGCGCCCATGTAGGCAGCAATCTCTTTGGCATGGTCAGACAACAGCGGCTCCGCGGCCAGCGCCTCCAGCGAAATGCCATGCACCGCCTGGGCTTTTGGGTCGATACTGCGGCGTGGATTGAAACGCATTTCAAGGCTGTCGATGTGGGTCTGGGTGTCCAGATCGTAACGCGTAATGGCGATTTCAATGATTTTATGGCCGGATGTGAAATCCAGCCCTGTGGACTCGATATCGATACCACCGACAATCGTGGTCATTGCTACTCCTTACAGCTTCTTCGCGCCTTTCAGCAGTGCGCCACGCACAAACTGAGCGGCCTTCTTCAAGGCTTCCTCACCACTTTCACAGACGACTGGCGCTCGCCATTCACCCGTCGTGGTATTGAGGACGTTAATCTGGTTCGTTTCGAGGCAGACGGAGACATAGAGCACCGATCCGCCAGCCAACTGGAGATGCAGAGGAAAGAGCGGGCGTTTGGTGCCGTGGTTAAATTGCGACATGGCAACGTTAATGGCCTCGCCAACTTCCTCCCCAACAAGACCCTGCGCTGACTCGAAAATAGCGCGGATTGCCAGCCGCGCTTCGCGCTCTGTCATGAGTGAGCGAGCCTGTTCATCCGCAATGCGGATCAGCGCTTCGACAACTTTGCGATCTAACTCATCAGTCAGGGGTAGTTCTTCTATCATGCTGTTTTTCCTGAAATGATTCTGCGTGGTGGATTGTCGCATCGCGTAACAGGCGAGCAAGTTTCAGTGATAGGTAACTCGCCCAATGGCACGGCGCTCGATCCGCTCGACGGCACCATCCAGCACGCGCATAACAGACCTGGCCCGAGCATCTATCGTTTTGCATTTCTCTGAGATGACGAAGACTTGCAGGTCGCCAATTCTGGGCATGGCGTTAATCTTGGTGAGTTCGCCACACATCAGCGCATCGATACGCGCAACATAGAGTCGGTCAAGAGAAGCACGCTGCGCCCGGCTTCGATCTGCATTGCTCAATGCCACGCCGGGTCGAAGCCCGACAATCGCGTTGAAGTTGCTGACGGCAGCACGGTGGCAAAACCGCTCGATTTCAAGCGCCAGCTCGATGCAGCGCTCTTCATTGGTCTGGCCTGCCAGATCTAACGTGTAAGCCACGACATCCAGCGGTGTGCGATCAATCACGAAGCCTTCCATGCCGCGGGTAATCAGCTCGATATGTTTGGCAATCTCCATTTGCACTTGCAGGCGTTCGTAAAGCGGCAGCTGCTCTCCCACTTTTACGCCAAGCTCGCTCATCAGCTTGCCGACACCGGCATCCACATAGGGGATGCCGTAATGCCGATCGATAAATTTGGCCAGGGTTGTTTTTCCACTGCCCTGGGCACCAGTGATCCCAATCCGGTAATCCATTACGACCTTCTGTAAACGATCTGCAAAAAGCCAGGCTCATCCTCGCTCGCACGTTGGGTATAAGCCGTATCCACGGGCACAAAGCCTGAAGCGCGCATCATCTGCGCCGGGAAGAACGCGTCAGCCTCTGGCACGTCCACGCCAATGTGTGAGACATGACCAAAGGCAAGGATACGCTGACGCAGGAGTTTGTAGAGCGTCTGATTGGCGCGTCAAAAGAGGTCTTCATGGCTTCCATATACGCCAGTCAGGAAGCCATGCCAGACCTGCCAGGCATGTCCGATAAAAACCTCAAAACCATCGTGGAGGAAGCCGCTGGTGTTGACCGCCTGACTCGGGCCTATGCCATCGCTCGCGAACGTGCCAACGCGGCCGCAGCGCGCATGGACGTCACCAAATCCAAAATGGATGCCTGTCTCACGCTTATTGAGACGGCGCAGGCGGAAATTGAATCTGCCAAAACCTCATCTGAAAGCTGGGAGCGTGAGCGTGGCGAGCGTCTGGATAAGGCTCGCGTCGACTTGGCCGGTGCGGAAGTCACGCTGGCCGAGGTCGTAATGGAAATGCGCACGCTGCCAGAGCAAATTCGCGATACAGAAAACGCTATCGCCACCGAACGAGAGAAGCTGGCCTCCAAAGAAGAGCATGATGCGAAGCTACTGAAGGTGCGTGGCGCTGTCACTGAGATCCGCGCCAATACCGATCGTCGAATCCTGCTGAATGCCTGGAACGTCGGCGAGCTGGAGGACATGAAGCTTCCGCCCTGCCACTTTGTCTTCTCGCTATGGAGTCGCGAGCTGGACTTTGAAACCCGTCTGGCAATGGCAACCGAGATTGGCGTGCAGCATAACCGTCACGGCCATGAGTCTGTTTACACACAGATGCTCTGCATTCTGGAACAAGATGGCGGCATTACCGAAAGCGTGCTGGACGCGTTGGCCATCCCGAAACGCATCCTGAACTCTTGTCTGGTGCAACGCAGCGTGGACACCTTCGTTGGGCTTCCCTTCAACATTGCAGGCTACGGCATCCTCACCCATTTCCTCGCGAAGATCACCGGCCATATCGAAGCTGACACCCCGCGGAGCCAGGTGCAGCCAGTCGTAATCAATCCCAAAATCTTTCAACCAGCGTTTGGTCGGCTCTTCAAGCGTCTCCGGGCGGCTGCTGATAAGCACCACTTCAGCGCCGGAGCGAGCAAAACCGCGCAACATGCGGCTGGTGGAAAAGATGAGTTCGTCACCTGCAATGAGAGCGCCTGCATCTGCATCAGACACCGATTCACGATGGCTGGCCCGCGCCAGCACACCTTCGATTTCACACAGCACATACATTCCTCTGGCCATATCACACCGCCACTGGAACCTTGATCCACGGAAGCGGGTCATAGCCGCAGACCTGCACGCAGTGTCTTGAGGTCGCTGATAAGCTCCGCGTGGTTGTTGCGCCAGCTCATCATATGAACGGTAACGTCACCCATTTTGATGGAGTGGGCACGCTTGCCGCAGACGATCTCCACGCCAATCGAGCGCAACGACGCCGCAGCGTTGGCGCTGTAGACAGAGTCGTTAGTTTCGAGGTCGTGGTTCCCGGCCAGCATAGCCACTTCAAGGCCAAGCTCTTTGATGATCCACTCGTAGGTTTCTGTGACAAAGTGCAGAACGGAAGGTGATACTGCGCCTTGTACATGGAACGTGTCGCCAGCCACCAGCATGTACTGGCATCCTGCCGCTTTCATGGCTCTCGCCGCTTCTTTGGTTGCGTCGAGTTGAATCTCCAGTCTGGAGTTCAGACCGTCAGAGTTAGTTGTCGCAAAAGCATCCCAACGATGATAATGGGGATCTGAAATCACCCCGTATGGAACAGTCATGTGTCTTTTCCTTTGTGGTTGTTTTGATACAAATTCTAAGCGTGCTTGAGAGGCGAACAATCTGGTCAGCACGGCACATAAGGAAATGTATAGGCGCATGATTATCGCAAAAGATATAAGTAATTACATACCTATTTTTACATGGTATCAAACATTCATATCCGTTAAAGCGCACTCTATAATCGCAGCCATTCAGCAAAGCTGATGGAAACAAGGAGAAGAACAATGAAACGCGTGATTTTGGCGACACTGGCAATCGGGTTGGCTGGGTGCGCGTCCACACCACCGAAAGATCAGAAGTACATTGGTGGCAATGTCGATATTTATTCCACTTCAAGCGTCGCCATTGCCCAGGACAGAGCCGACAAATTGTGTGGAAGCCATGCCTACTTTGTCTCTAACGACAATGACTTAAAGGAAGTGCTGGGCAAATATGCCTCACCAGATCCAAAAATTAGCTTCAACTGTGACCTCGAAATGGCCGCTTATCTCGGCAGTAAAGAGGCATATGAGATCAAGATGAAGCGCACAGAACAAGCCTACAAGGAGATGTACAAGGCACAATACAGACTGAAAGAAGCGCGCCGCAGGAACGCTGATCCGAAAAAACTGGAGTCCTATACGGAAAGAGACCCTGACGGAACGATTCGGAGCTACAGCTTTTTAATGGCAAATCTTGTGAAGCCATCACCTATCCCGATGGAACTGGCAAAACCACCTGCGATTAAAGTTTCAGGGCAACCCGTATGGGTTGCTCCCGTTTCAAATTCCCGTAGCGCTAAACGCTTCTGTGAGACGCGATGTTTTCTTGCCACCCAAAGACATGGCTTTGTAATTAAATCGTCTCTGAGGGCTTCTGACGCGCTATGTTGATGTCGATCACCCCTGCTTTTGGACGTGGGTCAACGAGATGTAGCTCTTCCTCGCTGTGATATTCGGTGTCGAACTCCCGGTCGAGGTGTTTGACGTAAATGGCCGTCAGCAGGCTGTCGTCTTTGAGAAAGTGTCCGTAAGATTTGCGGATAACTTCGCTCACCTTCTCGATCTTCTCTCCGCCCATACACAGATGGTTGAACCGGCTGTGTTTACGCAGCATCTCATCCACCGGCCCGGAATAGACCTTGTCCACTTTGCCAAACCGGATGATCTTTCCAGTATCAGCCTCCACCAGACAAACAAGCTTTCCTGGTTCGACGCGGTCTCGCCATGTCACGCCAGAGCGCAGCGTGTTGAAGTAGGGCGCGTCTAATCCGATGATCGGTTTGCGAAATGCCAGCAGAGGCACGTATCTGATGCAGCTATTCAGGTGAAAGTGGGCGCCTGCCTCATGTAGTTTTATGCGCGCTTCGTTAATCGGACATTTGGAAGCAATGCCACACAGTTCACAGAGGAGCTTCTGCTTGTTCAGGTTGGTGTTTGACTCAATGGTGTAGGAGCCATCCTCAAGGCGGCGTACCCAGCGTGTGCGTTTTAGATCCATATTCTTAATTCACGTTATTGTTGCTCGCCGCAAACATAGCGCATGAAGTACGGCAATGTTCGCAAACGCCTGTTTTAGTTATTCACATTATCCACAGGGTAGATCCTATTAATTAGATCCCGTATAGATCCCTATATAGATCAAAAGAGATCCCCGATCCTCGCAGGCCGCGCCACGTCTGGCCTCACGGGGTATTCGCGTATGCTGTCAGCGGTAAAAGATATGCTGTCAGCGGTAAGCGATATGCTGCCATCTGTTTTTGGTATGCTGCCAACGGCAAATAACGTATGCTGTCAGCGGTTGGAAGCGGAAAGGTGTCAACATGCCCACTCGACAGAAAAAAGAAACCAAAAACAATGTGTTAGACGACAGTATAGATAATTTTGAAGAAGAATCCCTCGAACTATACACAGGCGATCTTGTTCCAAACAGCAACAATACTGTTCAGCCTATAGCGTTGATGAGGCTTGGTTTGTTCGTGCCCACGCTAAAGGGAACAAAGAACAGCAAGCGGAACAGACCTAATGAGATCGACGCCTCAAAAGAACTGGTTCAGCTGGAGGTTGCTCGTTCAGAAGGGTATTCCGACATCAAGATAACAGGTCCACGCCTGGATATGGATCACGATTTTAAAACGTGGGTCGGCGTCGTTCGCTCTCTGGCCGAGTACGGGGAGCCGAGTGGCCGCGTCGAGTTGAGCATTACCAAGTTCGCCAAATTCTGCGGCTATCCGTCGTCGCAGATCCGCAAGACGCTGCGTGACAGGCTCACCAACAGCCTCCTGAAGATCATGCGCACCACGCTCTCTTTCCAGCGCACGTATGAAGAAAAGAACGTCGACGGCTCGAACAAAATCTCGCTCCTGATGGTTCACCTGGTGAACAGCGTCGATTACAACGAGCAAAAAGACTCCATCATCTTTCACGCAGAGCCGAAGCTGGCCGAACTCTATCGCTTCGACCACAAAGTGCTGCTCCAGCTAAAAGTCATTAACAAGCTGCCGCGCAAAGAGACCGCCCAGGCGCTGTATACGTTCATCGAAAGTCTTCCAGCCAAACCGGCACCAGTATCGCTGGCAAGGCTTCGAGCCAGACTTAATTTGAGTAGTCGTAACGTCAGCTCGCAGAATCAGACCATCCGCAACGGCTTAAAAACGCTGGAGGAATTGGGCTATCTCGAATACAGCGAGATTAAGCGTGGCCGCTCGATTTACATTCAGATCCACAGCCGCAATCCCAAGCTCAAAGCCTCTTCGGTCAAAGAGGAAATGCCCGCGCTTCCGGATAAGCCGGTCGAGAGCACGTCTTCTGGTGTCGATGCAAAACAAAACCTCGTGAACAAAATCACCGAGTTATCGCAGAACCTGACGCCCGAAAACATCAAGCTGATCGAGATTCTCTCCAACAGCCTGAAACTCCTTTGATATGCTGTCAGCGGTAAAACGTATGCTACCAGCGGTACAAGATATGCTGTCAGCGGTATTTTTCACATTAAGTATGCTGTCAGCGGCAAAAAGATATGCTGTGAGCGGTAATTTTTAGAAAATGTATGATATCAGCGGGCGATTTTGCTCATTAGCCCGCCGTTATCTGGTCTGCGCGCCTCTTCGATCCCATTTCCCGCGACAACTTCCCCAGTGGTCACTAACCCCGCAAGCCGCATGAAATAAGGGTTTGCACTCACTAACTTGATTGTTTTTCTCGTCCTGATAGAGCGCCCACAGAGGCGAAAAACGTCGATATGCTGCCAGCGGTATGAGGTGATGTTTGGATATGCTGTGAGCGGTAAACCTTGTCTTGTGGTCATAACGTATGCTGTCAGCGGTAAATTGAGCGACTAAAAGATATGCTGTCAGCGGTAAAAATGGGGCGAATTTAGACAAACGTATGCTGTCAGCGGTAGGCGCTATGATGTTGCTATTACGGGCAAGATAACCACTATGGGAAGTGGTTCTTCCCATAGTGGATAATGGATCAGATGATTTTCTTCAGCAGCCCCCAGAGGGTTTGTGCTTTGGATGTGAGCTTTCCGCTTTCCGGATCGTACATGCGCCATTCGCGACGCTGGTGGACTATAAAGCCGTCTTCACGCTCCAGGCGCTCCATCACATCGGACTTTCTGAATCCTTTGGCGCGCCAGTAGCCGCTCGTTTTTTCGATTTCCAGACCTGTCAGTGTCATCGCCATTAACCAACCTCCTTGCAGTCATCGAAAAGGTAACTGGCGTCCTTTGCGTGAACGCCGTAGCTATCACCTGATTTGTTGTAAACAAGCTTGTCCTCACCGACGCCGGTCAGTTTGTTGTCGCGTCTTGTAAGGTAAGGAGAGGACAAAACGCGGTCATCGCGAACGATGTAAAATTGCTCCCCGCTATCCACAACCATCGCTCCATAGGGCGCTTTAACGACGTTTGTCAGCGTGTCTTTTTTTGTTTCGGCCACAGACATCTCGCACTCATAAATGCGAGTGTCAGCAGAAATGGAATGGGATAAGAGCAAAACAGCCAGAGCAAGCCGTGTTTTCATGCTGCCACTCCACTGATTACATCAAGCGCCGAGTCAAAGGCAAGCATGATCGCCAGCATTTTAACCACCGTGCCATTAACAGGGGCTAATGCCTTTCTGATGGCTCCGATGAAAAGACAGTCGACCAAAAAAGAGACCGACACGATAAGTAAAAGGGTGTTTGTTAAATTGCTCATAATAGGTAAATGCTAACTTATACAAATGAACCTGTAAATATTAGTCAAACGTGCTGATGCCCAATATGCGCTCAAGGTGGGCAGCATCGTCGTCGCTGATGGCTCTTGTCTCATCGATGTACCAGCAGCAGCCGTCATGCCAGCAGATCCCATCTTCATCCACAAACACAGTTTCCGCTGACTGGCCGGTATATTCGACAAGGTTTCGCTGTATAGCCGCCTGAATCTCTTCGTCGTTCAAACCGTCGCACCTAACCATAAACAAAGGATAAACGTCATAGTCAGTACTGGCTGAGATGCGAACCAAAATTCTCATGTGCTCCTCCTTGTTGGTAAGTGATTATCTATTTTAACGTGCGCCATGCGGCGCACAACATCCTGTTCAGGTTGGTTGAAAGAACTTCTCCAGCGTGCGGTCAATGGCCTCATCGATGTGCATCAGGTGCCAGACAACCATGTCTTTGCTGCCCAGCGACCGGCTGAAGAGCACGTCTGTTTTTCGCCAGGCGGCGTGAAACCAGTACGGGGTATCGTCCACCGGCAGTTCGTCGCCAGCTTCTTTAAAGTACTTAAGCAACATCGCCTGCTCCGCTGTAGGAGTCGGGCCAATCTCTTCTGCATACATTCGAATAAATCGCTGCCAGTCAGCTTCATCTTCCGCTGGCTCCGGCGCATTCATTTCCGCTATCGCCTCTCTTAACTGACGCGCCCAATCTGGCTGCGGATAACCCTCTGCAATCTCCTTATCAACTACGTCCAGCGCAGCGTTTGCCGCGATATATAGCTTTTTCACGTTCTTCATTGCTTTTGTCCTGATTTACAGCGGGTCGCCACTGGTGGCGTTGCACTGTCACTTTTATCTTTTGGCTTAGAAAACAAATTGTTTTCTTAATGGTGATAATAATGAAAATAAAAAGGCGTCCAATGGACGCCCTTTGTTTACTCAACTTCTTCTTCGATTTCTGGTGCCGTTTCTTTGGCACGTCTTTCGTCAATGGCTTGCAGCGCTGCGATGATTTCTGAAAGGGGCTTCTCGCGGTACATGTCGACGATCTGCGATTTGGTGAACTTCTTGTCGCCAATCTCTACCCGGCCGCTGGCGTTCTTTGGCAGGTATCCTTCTTCCAGCATGTACTCAACTAAAGACTCGATGACGTCGAGACCGCGGATCGGGTCGAAGTAAAACTTCCATGAGCATTTGCCGTATGGCGTCGCCACTTTGTTTTTGATGCACTCGGCACCCACGTCTTGCCCAATCTTGTCTTTGCCGTCCTTCATGACAGATGCACCCAGACGGATGCGCACTGACGCGTAAAACTTTGGCGAGTCGCCGCCCGGAGACGTTGTCGGATCGCCAAACATCACACCAATCTTTGTACGCACCTGATTCAAGAAAATGATGCAGGCGTTATATTTTCTCGCCCAGAGCGCCAGAGTAGGGAAGTTCGCACTCGTCGCGCGCGCCAGCGCCGTATTGTCGTTCATATTCAGCTGGTCTTTGTCCTTCGCGGTGCCATCCGCCATCTTGTCGAACTTCTCGGCTTTGGAGTTCGGCACCATAGACGCCAGCGAGTCGGCCACGATACAAATTGGTGCGTCTTCCGGAATTAACTCTTCATCGCGCACCAGCTTGAGGATGGTGCCAATAAGCTCAACCGAATCTTCGAAGGTGTCAGGCTGTTTGTAGACCCACTGGCCGTCATCTTCATCTGCGTTCAGACCGTTAGCCACTGCCAGGCCAACGTCAAAACTGTTTTCGTGGTCGAGGAATACGGCCAGACCATTTTGCTTCTGGGCAGATAGCGGCCATGTACTTTCCTTACTCGTTGTCGTTAATGGCGTATATCTTATATAAATATATTAGGGTGTATAGTAAGTTATTACTTATCTTATCGGGTAAATTTTTACCCGAGAATGATACGAGACAGCTCTTTAACGACCGATGGCCCGATTTGCTCAACGCTGTTCACGAGGGCGTAGTTTTTGTAATAGCGCCTCGGAGCGTCAGTAAGGATGCCTATGGCCATGAGATCAATGTCGCTTAAGGTTTCGATTGCGTTAGTGACAGATCTCAAATGTGGCGCAAACCCATCGCCAGCAGCACATGGCGCGCCATCGCTCATGACCATCATGATTTTCTTGTCCTCCATGCGCCCCGAAAACAGTGATGCCAGCTGCGCGATACTCTCGCCATCAACGTTGTTGAGCAGGGGGAACGTCTCGCCCACACAGCCCATACGAGCGCGGATCTCCGGAGAGTTCGCCTTCTCATTCCAGTTCTTGATGATTGGCAGCATCAGCGCTTCAAAGCGTGAGAACCCTGCTTTCGACATTGTCGAGTAGTCCGGATTTCCGAACGTGGTGAAGCCGGTGATGATGTTCGGCACGTTAATGCGGTCGAGTGCATCGGCGATGGTGTATGCGCTGGCCAACGCCAGGTGAATCTTTTTGCCGTTCATTGAACCTGATAAGTCGATAACCTGCTGGACGCACGCGTTAACGGCACGATGGTCTTCCTTGCGACGGAATACGCGATCATCGTTCATCGCCAGGCGATAAAGACTGGAGCCATGAATGCGGCCACGACGCTGACCCGGTATAAACTGCACCCGGTTTCTGCTGGCAATCGCACGCTCCAGATCTTTGGCGAGGGTTGCAGATACACCGGCCGACAGGTGTCGCTCGATGGACAACTCAAACAGCTTGCGACCTTCCGGAACCATGCGATAACGGTCAATGGGTGAGTACATCGGAATGGCTCCAAAGACTTTTTTGGTACGCCTGATGTGGTCTTCTGCCTCGTCGATTGGACCGATAAAGTCGTAAGAGCGGTCGTATGGGCGATATTCCTCAAGAGAGGTTCTTTTCAGTTCGCTGCTGATTGTCGAAGAGAGCGCGTCTTCTGTTACTTCCCCGACCTCATCTTCAACCTCGTCCAGTGCCTTGAGTGCATCGTCAAGCGTCATATCGTCCGGAGAAGCCACACACCCGGAGTCGTCATCCTGTGAGTCTTCGGCACCTTCCTCCGTCTCGCTTCCTTCACCCGATTCTTCACCGTCTTTGTCTGGCTCGCCATCGCTTCCACCACCTGTGGCCGAACGATCATCTTCTGACGCATCACCCTCGCCGCTGCCATATCCGTCCGATTCGTCTGCATCCTCGCGAATCCCATCGCCCGGCGCTGGCGCGCTCTCCTCGTTCTGGTCATGTTCACCATCTGAACCGCCACAATCCTCATCTGGCGAGTTTTTTATGCCATCAGAGCCTGCTTCCGTATTATTAATATCTGTATCACTTATATTTTTATCGTCAGTAGGTAAGTCCTTATCTAATGATTCTGGCGCATCAAACTCCCCAGACTCATCATCCTTCGGCTCGCTTTTATGGTCGGCTGCGCCCAGCTCATCTTCTCCATTTTCTGGCTCTTCGTCATCGCTTTCCGGGCTTGCTGGGTTGCCATCTTCACGTCCGGGCTCGTCGCCTTTTTCCTTGCTGCCAGATGGTTTCTTGGCCGAAGATTTTTTCTCCGGAAGCTTTCCTTCCGTCTCTTCTTTCAGGTCTTTCATGAGCAGAGCGATGGCTGCGGCCACTTTTACGCAATCCTCAGTACAGGACATGTTGCGTACCGCTACATCAATACCATGCTCTTTAAAGTGAAGTGCATACTGTCGAGTGTAAAGCTGAACGCGGTGGCATCCTTGAGACTAAAATCGAGTTGCTTAGTTGATAGTTCAGTTAAGATTTTTGCAGCACCATCCTCTTCCATCACATAGGCATCACCAATATCAAGAGCGGTCAAATTAGAAGCTATTTTTTTCATTTGGCATTATCCAATTATCACGTTTGAAGCTCACAATATTACTACCTAGTGTATCAATACGGAACAGTTCTGTATCAGAAATAACTTAAAATATTTTGTGGTTAGGAAGAAGAGATTATCGCAACGCACTGTAATGCCTGATTAAATTTACGAAAGCGCCTTGTAAAAAGGATAGATAAGTCTTTACAACCCTAACCTTTGCTGTAATATCGATAAGCACTTACCAGAGAAAATCAAAACACGCAAGGTCGAAAAACATGGCTACCAACGAAACCGAAGCGAAAGTAAGCCGCTACGCGGCATACATTGACTCACTGATTATAATTTCCCCCAAAAGTCAGGCAGTGATCGCGAAAGAAATTGGATACAAAAACCCCAATAACCTTTCACTTATAAAAAGCGGCAAAATCCCATTGCCAATTGACAAGGTTCGTCTTTTGGCGAACGCGCTTGACGCAGACCCGGTTCGACTGATGTTGATGGTTCTGGAAGAACGCCAGCCTGAACTCCTCCAGTTCTTCCGCGAAGAAGGCACAGCTCCGCTAACCGCAGATGAGAAACTCGTATTAGAGGCTTTCCGCAAGCGTTTCGATGGCCAGCAAGGGGCTTCAGAGAAGGTTGTTGAGGCCATCAAGTCTCTATGAGAAATTCACGCGAATAAGCTCAGTGGCAAGACGATCACCTTTAAATTTGTGGTCAATTTCGTCCAGATCTGGCTGTTCCACGATGGATGCGATGTGCGCCGAGAAACTGTCTAATGCGTCTCGCATCTCCTCCATATAGTCGTGGCGGTCGTAGACACGGTCGATCCCCTCAAGGCTGTGGTTCATTATCTTACGAGCCACTTCCTGACTGATCCCCAGAGCCGGAAAGTAGCTGCGCGCGGTTCTTCGCAAATCGCGTGGGGTGAACGGCTCTAACTCCATCATTTCAGGACGCTCCAGAATCCTACGCAATGACTGCGCTATGGCCACCTTAGACATTGGCACATCCTCGCCGCGCTTCTTGTTCGACGGGACAAGCCATTGGCTCCCCTTTCCGTACTCAAACAGTTTCTCAACACATTGCCGCATTAAGGGGCTTAACGGGAGACTGTGCTGTCGGCCCGATTTGTTGCGGGTGCCTTGATTCCATACATCACGCTGAAGGTTAAACTCGCTCTTCTTCGCGCGGAGCACTTCATCAGGGCGTCTGGCAGCTACAAGACAGAGTCTGGCAGCCCATTTCGTCCCTTCGCAAACGTTGAAGTAATCCCAGACGTTCCAGAACACCCACACTTCGGCATCTGTCAGCTTCCGTTCCCGCGGCACAGGCTTAGCGCCACCGGCGACTTTGTTCAGAGAGATGTCATTAAGCGGAGAGGTTTCAATCACACCCTGAAATGCACACCAGCCAAGAAACTGCTTCATCAGCGAGAACACACGTCTGCCCTGGACAATCTTGCCCTCCAGGATCAGCGGGTTTACCAGCTGGTTGACCAGTACCCTATTGATGTCACTTACCTTAACATCAGCAATGTGTGGCATAACATGTATCAAAACACAATGGACGGCTATCTCCGGTCGACGTCTCGTTATCAATAAAGATAAGCGAGTGAATAACATGAATGCCGATGAGAACCGCATGTCCCCATCCAGGTTAATGGTCGATACCGCCGTCAGGCCTGCTGCCCGTTCGAGATAAGCAATGGCCTCGCGTGAGGTGTTTTCGGCTGCGCGTGCTTTATCAAAGGTGTTTTTCATCGCTCACTCTCTGAGTGACGCCTTTAACTGTATGTTTGTACAGTATATTAGGCACAAATTTTTATAGGATCAACACCAAAATAGCGGGTTTTTACTAATGATTCCATACTTAATAGGTATGGAATCATTTTGGATCTGTATCTTTAAATGTGAAGGATTTCGTGTATCGTTTTAGCCATGACAAAAATGCGGTATATCCATGCACTCCAATGGTCGGTTAGGGTACAATATGCCAACGTATACTAATAATGAGGGATTGAAGGTAGATGCACGCGCATAAGTTGGTAACACCAGGCTTGGCTTCGCTCCCTGGCGATTTGTCCTACCTAGATATAGAGTTTGTTTTTTCCGGAAATGAGACGCGTAAAGCTTGCTACCGCTTAGTATTCTGCCCACCTTCATTAGATCCAGTTGCTGCGGAAACCATGCACGGTATGTTGGGTACTGATGTTCATTCGTTGTGTGTATCAGTAGTTAGCTTTGTCGACATGGTTCAGCTTGACAGACAACAGGAACAAATAGACAATCCAGTTGTTGGCGATGAACCGGTTAACTTGTTCGCTAAACCGGAAGGTTCTTTTAACCTTACTCTGGGTGAACTACAGTATCTTTACGGTACTTTAGTTGACTTCATGATCAAAGTTGCCGACAATGAAGGTATACAAGTTTTGTTCTTTGCGGCGGAACGCGAAGAACTGATAGCCACATACGAAAGATATGTGAAGAGGTTTACACGAGATCGTGGCCTAACTTACTTAAATGACGGAGCTTCCTATGCGATACGAACACAACACTACCCAGAATAAGGGTAAGATTGATTTCAAAGCGATCCATGCTAGCAAAGTCGAAATGATGAAACAGTTCATGACCGCTAAAGCTGAAGCTGAACGCAAGGGTGAAGTGGTCTTTAAACCACTGTAATCATTCGCTAGCAGTTATGAAAAGGCCCATATGGGCCTTTTTTGTTTTTACAACGTACTCACTAAAGCTGCAAATTCTGTATAGCCGCCGATAGTCTCACCATTTACGAACACCTGCGGGATGGTTTCCACCGGCTTGCCAACCAGGTCGCTCAACTTCTCTTTGCCAATCCCGGTCGCCATGATGTCAATGTATTCGTAATCACCAAAGCCGTGGCCTTGCAGCTGCTTCGCAAGCTCGACCGCACGTTTGCAGAATGAGCAATTATCGAGTCCGTAGATAACGACCTTCATCACTTCACCTCGTGCAGCTGCTGCTTTAGAAGATAGCCTTCCAGGGGCCAGATTTTGGCAAGCGCGTTCTGGCGTGCAATTTTACGCCCGATCTCCGGATCAAAGTTCTCCGGACTTGCGCACGCAGACTCGCCGGTTACGGTAAAGCCGTTCTCCAGCAGGAGAACGCAGAATGCCAGCAGTTCGAGTGATTGCGGGGCCGGTTCAGGCTCTTCCTGCTTCAACCATAACGGGGAGCTGCGATATCCATCCGCGCCGGTAAAGTAAAACTCGCCTGAGATAACGGCTTCAATGCGTTCCGGGGGAACGCGCGCGGCCGTTTTGCCTTTGGCCACAATCTCTTTTTCGATATCCATATCGGTCATTTTGGTTTCCTTACGTTAAAAACGAGCGAGCCGGGCACGAGGGATCAGGTCATAAGCCTTCATCGTGTCCAGCTGCTTAATGAGGATGATGCGGTCGACATACAGCTGGCGAGTAAACTCGTCGCGGTAATGTACGCCTCCAGTTTTTTGATGCGGCCACACAGTTCTTCGTGTTCATCCATGACACGTTTATGGTGTGGCAGGTACTCTTTGGTCATTGGCTGTCTCTTACTGATAGGCTTCCAGTGCGACTTTGCATAGCTTAGAACGCACGCAGTCTTCGGTCGCAAACTCAATAAAGCCAACATGGGACGAAGGTTTAAAACGTTCCAGTGCATCTTCCAGACCAGACTTAACATTGCTTGGTAGGTCGCATTGCGTCACATCCCCGTTAACAATGACGGTTACGTTCTCGCCCATACGAGTCAGGAACATTTTCATTTGTGACGCTGTAACGTTTTGCGCCTCATCCAGAATGACTACCGCGTTCTCGAACGTGCGCCCACGCATGTAAGCGAAGGGGGCAATCTCTACTTTGGCCACTTCTGGCTTTAAGCAATATTCAAGGAATGAGCCACCCAAACGCTTCTGTAGTACGTCATAGACGGGCCGAAAGAACGGGGCGAACTTCTCGCTCATGTCACCCGGAAGGAAACCCAGATCTTCTTCTGCTTGCAATACCGGACGCGTCACGATGATCTTCCCGACTTCCTTATCCAGCAGACGCTGCGCTGCGACGGCCGCAGCCAGGTAAGTTTTGCCGCAGCCGGCTTCACCAGTGGCGAACGTCAGAGGTTTAGTATCGAGGGAGATAAGATAGTGGGCCTGGGCCTCGTTACGCGCTTCGATGGGAGAGTTGTCGCGCTTAGGTTTTTGTGGCAGAGCAGGGGCGTCGGCCAGCTCGTCAACGATGATTGTGTCAATTTCGTAGCCGTGGATACGTGATTTTGACTTTAGTGCCTGACGAGCTGCGCGACGTGCCTGTTTACGTTTGTTTCCCATATTGAGTCCTTTCAAGTGAGTAACCGAAAGAACTATACATTAAAAAAATAAGTAGGTCATTACCTACCATGAAATAGTCTTGTCTACCTTGCCTCTTGGTTTTGATTTCACGATTGTCCTCTTTAATGCTTCGTAAGCATACTTGCTACGATAGGGATCGTGTGATATTTGAAGGTTCTGTAGGCGGGGTGTTCTGGCTGGGAACGGTTGAAAGGGATTGTTTTGTACTGATTAGCGAAACGCCATTCAAAGATGTATTGGACGCTGTGAGCTATCTACATGCTGAACAACGTGTGCTTGAACAACATGGTGATGATTGGTTCTGCGGGCAAGAAGAGCTACCATTCTAACAAAATGCCCCTATACATGGACGGCGAATGTATTGTACAGTTCATGTTATCGGGGCATATTCAATTACTTAATTAGTAAAGAGTAAAATCTTCTAGTTTGTACTACTGCAACAATAAAGCATCCAATAGCAAAGCAAAGTTTCATACCATCTTCTATCGGATGTACATTTAATACATACCTAATTATAATATGAAATGCTGCTAGTGTTATAAACCAGTACAAGAGGAAATATAAGAATGAAAACAGGCGGCAAAGTAAATTGCTAGTTTTAATATCAAAAATCTTTGCCGTCAGCTTTGTTAAAGGTGAGAAAAGCATTGCGACAAAACCAGGGATTATTGTAATTAGAAATATTGCAATTAACATCAATGGCACTTTTACATATTCATTGCCATTTGGATCAATTATAATAATCAAACCAGTGACAGCAGTGATCAGCCCACCAATCAAAAGTTCTTTCGTTCCCTCGAACATCTCAGAGATATTTTCAACAGTAATTTTCATTCTACCACTCTTCACTATAGGCAAGTTCTGAATGATAATATCATTTACAAAATGAAAAAGCCCTGTAGATTCACACCATACAGGGCTTAGTACTGAAATTTTCAGATTACTTCGCTACTACCTTCCAGCGTCCACCAGGTTTTGTAATCTCATACTGGTACTGATCATCACACCATACATCTATACGGCCTGAGAAGTTCGCATTGCTAAACGTAGTGACTTTATCGCATGTGTAATCACGCTGGATAAGAGCCTGAGCGAAATCTTTAGCGTCCTGTAACTCTTGATCTGTGAGCTGGGTAGACGGTTCTTCGGCTTGTGCTTCATGCTTAACATCTCCACCTGAGATTTTGAAATACAAAGCGATCAGCACCAATAAAACTACAATAATTTTCCCCATTAGTAACCCTTGTAAATTATCTGTATTTTATACCGTAACTGTTTTCATCAGTCCTTAATGAATTGTTGTACCGAATAGCCTACTTCGCCGGAATGACCGAACGACACGAATCCATGATCCATAACCTGTACGTTACTTATTGACATCGGTTCTTCAACCGTAACGCAACTACCAGCTTTAACCATCTTCAACATAACGCCCTGATCATTAGTCGAGATGGCACTAATCATCTTCATAAGATTACCGTAGCTGTCGCAGTAAAAACCCTCAGTGATAGTTGCGGCCTGTGACGAACCTGCCATGAATAGTACTGCTAATAATATTTTTTTCATATTTGTCCTTTAATGCCATCTGTAACGGTAGACAGTAAATTAAGGCAATCCACCTTAGCCACTACAGTATCGGCCTTAAGTGGAATTTCTTTAATGCTTAGAATGAGACTCACGCCACACCTACGGAAACAAACCATAACCCTGACCTGCCCCCAGAGTTAGATACAACCTTCAGTTAGTAATGTCGGTTGGTTTTTCTTCATATTTTACGGAGAGACAATATAGCAAAAAAGGGGCCGAAGCCCCTTTGATTTTTGCGCTGAAAAAAGTGTTACTACGATGCTAAGAAGCACTATGGTTAAGAACGTCTGCCGTAATGTCTATCACAGCGTTTAACGGTCTGGAGACGTTAGCGGAGTCTTTCAGTTGAATGGAAAACCAAACCGTTCAGCGGTGTGCCTCAAAATTTAGCTTGTTGTGACGCCAGGTGATTATCTTCTGGTTGCTTCAAAGAGCTGCAATTCATCACAACGGTAAGAGCATTCAGGGAATCAGATCCGTCGCTAGCAGCTAAAGAGCGCGCCTTCCTCGCTGTCGTCCAAATGCTCTTACCGTTGTGGCGATGGTGGGTGGATTCGAACCACCGACCAGTTGATTAACAGTCAACCGCTCTACCACTGAGCTACACCATCATTTTCGCGGCGGTACTTGTTCGTGGACAACCAGGCAACCAAGAATTTTCCCGCTACTTGCACTTTACGTTAGTGCCAGACGAGGCTTGTGGCTTGCTCACATAGAGCGAAGATCTGGAATTCTTCACGGCGGCTGATGGCCGCTAGATTCTTCGATCCTATTGGATGTATGGAATCATTAGTGTTGTGAAACCAGGCTCTACATAGACAACAACGGTTTCACCAGAGAGTACTGAACCTAATTTCACAACGGTGAGGCCACTGAACCGATAAAGAATACCCGACATGTCGTATCAGTTATCAAGCCTCTGTTGATTCGCCTATGTGATTGAAAGAACACAGTGGCCTCAACGTTGTGCGCTGGCTAACCATGCCAGCCGGGCTACGTCGCCGCTTTTAACCCAAGCCAAAACGACATAAGTAATGAAAATGACGTAACAGGATGGACGGTCGATAGTTGAAACCGGGCTGGTGAATGGAATGAGGAAACCAACCGCCCATCCTGTTACTTCATCGGAGAGGGCATAGGTGGTGCCGTATCATGCCCTCTCCTGCGTTCTGCAATCACACTCGCTCAGTGTGTTCCACTTTGGTGACGAGGCTGGAAACTGACCTCGCTGGTGTTTGGCCTCTTAAGCTACTGCCAGGTACTGATTGTCGTTTGCAGTTATCTTTAAACGTTCAAACAGTCGCGTCTCAACGAAAACAAACTAATTTTATACATCAACAATAAGTAAGTAAATACTTATTTTTTGTTTAAACATTCATTTGCTATTTTTTTTAACAGCCTCTGCTTGTCTTCCACTGTGCGGGTGAATGTGGCCGTAAAACGCTTTGCTCGAATCGTGATTTCCTTACCCTCTTTCAACTCCCCAAAACGCAGCTCCAGTACTCCATCTCCCGGATGCGCGCTATGGCTTTATTGGTTTCGCCGCTGGCCACCAGATCGAGAATACCCGGTGGCGTAATCAGATCGGTGGTACGCACTTCAAGGTCGTCTTGTTCCATAAGTCGTCGTCGAACTCTTCAGACAACCCTCGTCCTGTGTGGCAAAGTTCGGTCATGTACTTTCCTTTGGTGCTTAAACAAATTGTTTTCTAATACTAAAAAAGCTAAATCGGGGATCAACAGAATCGCCGTGCTGCTTCCAGCTCTTCCGGGAAGTGGGCGAAAATTACGCGCTCAGGGACGATTTCCATGAGCCAGACAGCGGAGAAGATGATGCGGATACGTTTATCTCGGGTGATGCCATGCAGACGCTCCAGAACCCACTCAAAATAGCGTTCCTGAATGGGGTCATGCTGCATGTCTCCCATATGCTTAAAACTCACCATAGAGTCGTCCAGACGGGTTTGCGAACGCTTGGCCAACTTCTCTTCAAAAATCTCGATCAGCTCCGGCTGCCACAGGTGCTGTGGGCGTGGCAACTTGTTCCACAGGCGGCGCGCAGCTGCGGAAAGAACCGTAGAGATGAAGTAGTCGTATGAGCAGCAATACTGGTCGGCAAACTGCCGGGCTTTCCAGAGCGACGTTTTGTTGGCCGCCGACAGCTCCTGATACGGCACACGTTTCAGTCCAGTGGTAAACGGCGCGGTCTCAAAGTGCTCACGGCCATGTGAAAGCATGATGTAGGAGTACTGGCGCTTGTATGCCTCAGTGAAGAGGCATGTGGCCATGAGTGGGTGCATGTCCCGGTAATCGAACCACTTAGTTTCGAACAGCTCTGCCTCGTTCTGGCAGCGTGACAGACCGATGTTCTCGGCAACCCACTTGTCCATGACTGCGGTATCCCACTCAGTCATGAAGTCGTACTGCTCATTGTTGATGGTGTTAAAGAATATCTGGCTCATGTGCCTGCTCGGGTAGGTATATACTTACTTATCAGAGTGAGCAAATCATAGCGACTGGAGACAGTTTTTGGAAGTGGAAACAGAAGGGTAAGTCTGGGAAATCGTGGTCGTAAAAGACCTGCTTCCGTATATATTTAATAATACACTTAGTATTTATACATACAGAAGCAGGTTCTGAAATGAGACTGCCAGATCACTCTTCGGTTACGTTATCAGAGACCTGTTTCAGCTCTTTTTGACCTAATTTGGATATTTCTTTATGGAGAATCTCAATGACCATTAATCTTTTTTGTTCTTTTGAGAGGTCAGTGTTTTTATTTACGACATTGAGTAAGGTGTTTATCTCTTCATCAAGTGCTGTGCCGCGATAGACATCGATAAAAGTTTTGGCATGGACAATCAATAGCCCCACAACAAAACTTGCAATGTAATGAACCTTATCTACCTCGAACCAGTTCGCTTCGATTAATTTCCTAAAAGTATAAACAGCAGTAAAAAACAAAAAACCAACCAAACAACCAAAAACTGTACGCAACGGCTGTCTCAGGAAGAGTATATCGAGGATTTGGTTGGCGCGCTTAGATAAAATGTCATCATCAAACATTTTGCAGCCCTCCACTGGTCTCTCTAATCTTTTCTTTCCTTTTTATTTCTGGATTAAGTATTTTCCTTCGTCTTCCATCGCCGTCGTTGGAATCGAAGCGATCTGCGTTTTCTCTTATGAACTTTATTAACTGTAAAGCCTCCGATGTATTTGTTCCAAAATAACCACGAGTTACTCTATAGCTCACTATCTGGTCTTTGGCCTCTGCCAAAATGAAGAGTGCTACCCCTACGGCCATTGCCCAAAACGGCATATCCATAAAAGCTATAGTCAGAGCACTGAGGATAGTAATGAATACTGCTAAAATCTTTGTTTTTAATAACTTGTTTTTTTCACTGAGCAAGAATAAATTTACAACCGTTTCATTTTTCAAGTTTTCTTGACGTGCGGAAGCTACTTCTTCAGCATTACTTTTATTGGTTTTATTCGAAGTGGCCTCACGTTCTTTTTTATCTGTAAAAGAACTCTCATCAAAGCTTTTCATTATCTTTTCTTTTAGGCTTGTAATGTCATTTATACTCTCTATTTCTTCGTATCTGGTAAAATAGAATTTTATGTCCTTTTTATCGGCTTCGGATAGGCTTTTTTTTGTTAAATTGAGCTTTACTTTATAACGTTCAATAAGCATCTGTTGTTCTAATTCTGCAACCTTTTTTTTAATTTCTTTTCTTGTGGGACTATTAAATACTAACCCAGTTAGCCCTTCTACAACAGTAGAAGTCAATCTGAATGTTATATCTAAAAATTTTTTTAAAGACATATTGTGCAGTTCTCGCTTTTGATTTGTGTAATATTATAGGTGCCACTGGCACCTATTTAATTATCCTTTCTTCATCAGCTCGCGCTTGATTTCATCGGTGCGCATCGTTACATCAGCGGCAGTGATCGCCTCGTTCAGCTTCACGATTTCTTCTATTTCCTGCGGCGACTTTTCTGCCAGATGGAAGATGGCAGCGCGGATTACATCGGAACGAGTGAACTTCTCGAAGCGAGGGATGAACTTCATCATCTCCAGCAGTTCGAAATATTCATCTTCCAGCGACATGGTGCGACTCTTGATCTTTTCTTTCCCACGAGTCGGGCGGCCCTGTGGTCTGACTGGCTGGCGCAACGGGGTGCTGCTTTTGGCCGTGGCTTCCGGCTCTTTGCGCTTTGCAAGGTCTCCCATTTTCATGGACATTATTCTTCCTCCAGGCTCAGGATGTAATCTACGAACTCTTCGAACTCGGCTTCTGCCTTCTTATCGCGCTCCGCGCCGGTCATTTCAAAGATAGAACGACCAGCCTCTTCTGCGTCGTCATAGACGTTGCGGTTGTAGAGGTTCACAGGTGCAGCCTCGATGCCGAACGTCTCGACAATCTCTTTGGCGGCCAAAATACGTGATACCTGTGAAGGCAGAGACGGACACTGGTTGATGACCGCGCGAATCTTCACTTTGTGGTTCACAGTGCGCACATTGTCGACAATCGGGTCGATGTCGCGCAGCGATTTCAAATCACGACGCTTAGGACGCAGAGGGATAATGATGACATCAGCCATCAGCATCGCTTGTCGCTGGATTTCGGAGTCAAAGCCACCAGCATCCACTACAACATAGTCGACGCGCCCCTGAAGCGATTTAAGGTGCTTAACGATGTCATCCTGAACGTAGGCGAAGGGGATAAGGTCAAGGTCTTCATTTTGGCGACGGTCTTCGCACCAGCTCGTCGTGGTGCGCTGAATATCAATGTCAGTGACCTGCGTTTTCTTTTTCTTCTTAACTTTTAGGCACACCGCAATTTGCTGGGCAACGGTCGATTTGCCTGGGCCGCCTTTGGTGCCGCCAACCACAATGATTTTGGTCATTGGAGAGAGTCCCTTTGCGTGAATTATTGTCGTATGAAACAACTTGTTTTCTTATATGCGATATAGCCTAAATGCCTACGGCTGCGGTGTAAAGTGTTAATCACAGGCTTTGCCGTCGACTGAGGATGGCATAACATAAGAGCTGGAAGTGTTTACAAAAACAAAGATAAACCGCTGGCTGGAGCAAAAATGGCGAATAATCACCCAGGGAAAATAGAAAACCTCAAGAATAAAATCCGCATTTTGGTGGATGGCACGGATTTGATAAATGGTATCGCCTGTTTTTCAAAAAATATAGGTAATGATATTAAGAAACTGGCAGTGGAGCTTTCTAAAAACAAAAGTTACCAGTTCGATGAAATATCAGCAATGTTTGCCTATCTCGACTCCATAAAATATTACGGCAAACACATACGATGTTTTGACCAAGAAGAAACCTCCTGTCAAGATTTGCAACCAAAAGAGAAAGATGATCTTGTAGATTTCTCATGCAATTATTTACTATCAATCCCTTTTTCTTATGAAATCACCATCCCATTAAACAATCTTTCTTTACCTTCCTTTTCTGATTGCAAAAGATTTTCCATTGAACATAAGATAAAATCTAAAGCGTCCATGGGATTTGCCTTGTCTGGTGAGTCAGAAGTGGCGCAAACAAATATTTGCGTACCTTCTATCGGATATTACAATATTTATGAAAAAGATTACTTCATGAAGGAGGCTACTATAGTTCTTAATGTACTGATTTACTCTTTACGCGCAAAAAATGTAATAGAGAGGAATTACAACAAATCAGTTCAACGTACAATAAACTGGTCGCCTATTTTTGACAGGAAACAATACATTACTGAATTATGGGCGAAAATAATCAATAATGACTATCCGCAAAGCATCGATGAACATTCTTTTTCTATTCCTACTGCCATGTATTTGGAAGAACTAGAGATGGTCAGCGGAATGCACGAAGATGAACTTAAAAATTTAACTTTAGAAGCTCTCGAAGAAGCAACAAGACTATTGGATGACACCTCAGATGAGGCTCAAAATATTGTCTCCGCTATTGACTGGTGCATACAGTCAGAAATAAACCATGATAAAACAATGAGTTTCTTGCAAATATGCATGGGGCTGGAGGCACTTTTAGGTGATAACACTAATGATGCTGGCCTTACGTTAACGCTTACGGATCGTTGTGCATATCTCATTGGTAAAGGTATGGCAGAACGTGCCGAAATAAAAAAAGAATTTAAAGCCATCTATCAATTGAGATCTAAGTTAGTTCATGGCCGAATGAACAAAATTAGCACACAAGATAGAGCTTTATGCATAAAAGCGATCAAATATCTCAAACGCGCAATTAGCAAAGAACTATCTTACCTTATGGAAAACAATGAGCGCTGACGCGCTCATTTACTACTACCATTTACACAACCGTTCACCAATCGTGTTATGAAAGAGGATCTCCCGTTCCGTTTCTTCCGTCATGAAGTCCTCTTTGCTGACATAGATAGGATTTGCTCCATCGCAGAACAACACCCCTGTTTTCGGGGCGTCAATCACGCAGCCACTTATCATGCAGCTCGCGATGAACAGCAGAAGTATCCTTTTGTCGCACTTCATTAAAAGTCTCATTTTTGACGTCCACCGTGCTTTGAAGCCGTTTTTTATCGTCTTGCCTGGCCTTCTCTTCCAGCGCTCGTCTGTCGGGCCTTGCGTGACACGCTCAACACCGAGACTTACACGAGCGGCGCCGGGGTTGGTGATGTCGGCCAGGTTCTGATCTTTCTGAAGTAATTTGTCAACTGTTGAGTTAATCTCATTCGAGATTGTCTGTGCCCGATCTGCTTCTCTCTTTGCATTGGTGGCGTATTGCTGGGCTTGCGTGGCACTTCCCGCGGCAGCGTTTGCTTGCTTACCAGCATTAGATTCAGCTGTCTGCGCAGCCAGTTTTGCACCTTCTGCCGCGTCAGCTTTCTCGGAGACAGCCGTTTCCGACGACTTAGCTGCGGCTGCACTAGCGTCAGCCGCATTCGCTTTCTCTGAAGCCAATGAAGCACTCGCAACTGATTGCCTGGAACTCCCGGCAGCATCTGCCGCACTTGCTGCTGCGCTTTCCGCTGATTTCTTGGCACCGGCAGCCGAGGCGTCAAGGATTTCCTTGTTTTCCTTGTACCACTCAAGGTTGGCATTGTGCTCATTGACGATCTGCATAAGCGGCTTAACAGTTACCTCTGTACCGTCTTCTCGCTCAATGGTGACAGCATCAAGAGCGGTCAGCCAAGCC